TTTCGGGTGCATTGTTTCCACCATGCCGGCAGCGAGATGGTCTCGCACCGCTTGGCCTCCACCCCGAACGGGAATATGCTCCGCGCTGCTGGGGAGAGGTAGAGGTCGCAGCCCCCCTGGCCCATCGCGGTTGAGAGGATGTCGTCGGGGGAGATGCCGAGATGAGTGATCAGGTCCTCCCTCAATGACTGCTGGAACTTCCTCCCTTTCGCCTTGCGTGAGGCGGGGGTAGTGGCCACCACTCAGACCGCCCCCTGCAGCCTTATGAGTTTATGAGTTCTATGAGTTTGTTTCCAGTCCCTTCTTGTACATGTTTTCACTCTAGTACTGTACTGTTTTTCTTCACGCGTTGGGGCTGGGGGAAACTCATAAAACTCATACTGCGTATTCAATCTCCCAGTAAAAGACACAAAACCCTTATCGGGGCGCGGAGAAGCCTCAAGAAACTCATGAGTTTCATCTACGCCACCCTTTTTTATGAGTTTTATGAGTTTGTTTCCCGTCGAAACGTCATGAGTTTTATGAGTTTTATGAGTTTCTTTCCCGGTCGAAATTATCGCGCAACCCTCTCGAATGAGTTTATGAGTTTTATGAGTTTCTTTCCCGGTCAAAAATTTTATGAGTTTTATGAGTTTGTTTCCCAGTCGAATCGTCTGCGTCATACTCACGGCACCTCCTTGTCTATGAGTTTCGGATCGGCGTCTTGCGTCTGAACGATGACCCACTGAGCGGCCCTGTTCACCGTCTGCCCGCGTGCGATCATCAGCCCTGAGGGGAACCGGCGCCGGTCCTGCCGGGCGAGTGCCCGCCCGAGGACATGCGAGAACGATCGGCGTGGGTCGGAGAACGCGGCCCCCAGATCGTCCGGCAGGCAGTCTGTGATCCTGATTTTGAACGCGGTCACCTCCTTGACCTCGCGATCCAGGCGGGCCTTTAATTCAGCAACCGTCCAGGGAGTCGACCCGAACGAGTCATAGATCGCCGACAGGAACGCTTCCCACTGTCGGAGTTCCACGTCAGCCTCCAGGTAAGTCTCCATCGCGTTCGCCATGAACTCGGTTGCGCCGGCGAACTCCAGGACCCCGCCGACAACCCGACGCCAGTCCTCGAACCCTCCGAGCGGAGGCATCTTTTCAGGGTCCGGACACCCGGCCCGGATCCATGCCCGGCCGAGGGTCAACGCCGCCGCCACAATGCGGCCCCGGTGCGCCTTCACCCAGCCGATCAGGTCGGGGTGCTGGAAATCCTCCCGGAGCCATGGCATAGCCTGCTCCGCATCCATACGGGAGAGATAGAGGCGGCGGGCAAGGTCGCCCCCGATCTGCACGTTGTTCCCGTTCGCCATCCAGACGGTCCGCTGCGGGACCCAGATGTCCTCGGACTTCCCGAGCACCCGGCCCTTCCACTCCCATGCTGTCAGGAGCGCCGCCAAGACGTCCGATCTGAAACTCCCCTCAAGATTATCCCAGATGTGGACCGGGGCTCCGGACACGAGCGTTGAGAGAGCACGTTTCTCCCACTCTTCCGGGCTTTTCGGCGTCACAGACGCTGGCGGAGTTTCTCCGGTGATCGCGGCATACGCCGCACCCTGCGCGAGCGAGGCCCCGGTCCCAGCCTGCGGTTTCACCAGCATCCAGCACGGCACCGGGCCGGCGATGATCGGCCGGAAGATTCCCGTGAGGATCGCCCCGACGGCGTTCCACCGGCTCGCCGGATCCACCCACGGAAAATCGCAATGGATCTCAAGGAGCACAGCCTTCGCCGCCTCGACGTCTTCAGGGGTCGGGTCGTCCGGCACCTCGCCGAGCACGAACCCCGGCTCCGGGGCGAGATACGTGCACGTGACTGGATCGTATCCTTCCACGGCATGGATCGTCCCGTCCAGGTGCAGGATCGGACTCTTCGCGATCCCGTGTAGGGGCGGCAGCGGCCAATCAGTATCCGGCCGATTCAGCACGTCGCGCACAATCGAGATCGGCGGATACTCCGGTCGTTCCCGGGGGACTCCATCCTTGCTGACCTTGACGGAGAGCCAGACGGCCACGCGGTCCATGACCCCTCGGAGCCCGTGCTCAGTCAGCGGACGGATCGTCGGCCGACCATACTCGTCCCGCTCCACGCGGACAGGCCCTCCGGCACGCCGGAATATCGTCGGGGGGTCGTTCGCCTCCGTGAGTGCTCGGATGGCATCGGCTGTCACCTCGTGCATGTGGCGGTTCGTCAGGAGGATCGTCGGGAGCACCACCGGCACCTCCACGATCGCCCGTTCTTCGCCTTCGCCTTCCGGCGCGGTCGTGACCGTAGTAACCTCACGCTTGCCCCGCTCCCATTCCCACTCCTTGATCTGCTCGCCGTAGCCGTGAGCCTTCAGGGCCTCGAAGACCTCGGCCCAGTGGCCCTGCAGGCACCCGGGACGGGCATCCGCACAGTCGATGATGCGCTCGGCGACGGCGAGGGCCTCCAGCGGACCCCCTCCGGTCTGATGGCGACGGCACCACCACTCCTGGTTGTTCGCCGAGATCGTGAGGTTCGTGCCGGTCTCAGACCCGTGCACCGGATGCTCTCCCTCAATCTCCCCGGTCTCGCGGACGGACGGGTTCAATGGCATCAAGAAGTCCGTCACCCGCAGGCCGAGGGTATCGGAGATCGTGATGCTTCGAGGGGTCCGGGGAATCTTCGGGACTGTGATCGTCCGTTCCGGCGGGGTGCAGGGGTCGACGACCAGGACCTTCAGCTCCGACCAGGGGATCTCCAGGAGCGGGGCATCGTTCACGACCTCGTAGCGACCGCCGGAAGGATGAGTGCACCCGGGCCCCACGCAGAACGACTTGTGCCCACTCCCGCGCAGGTCGCCGAGGTCCGCCCGGGTCTCCGGGTCCCGCAGGATGAACTTCTCCGCCGGGGCGTCGGGGCACCGGATATAGAAGTGCGAGCCATACCCGTCCTTGCGCCCGGTCCGGACGACGAACGTATCGAGGAGCCGGTCGAGCACGCCCATCTCCATGAGCCGGTCGGTCTTGTCTGCGTCGAGGATACAGACTCCTCCATCTGGCATCACGCCGTAGTTCCCGCCGACCGCGATGTGTGCCAGGAGCCGGGGATCATCATACGCATAATTCGCCGTCGTCTGCCAACCTTTCTCGATGGCCGGCTTGTCCTTCGGTTTTACAAGGATGAACCGGCAGTCGCGGAGCTGTTCCGGGATCGGCGATACATCTGTAGACGGGCTATCGGGTTCCGGGGCTGGAGGAGCGGCGGCCGCCTCCTCGGCCTGGAGGCGCTCGACTTCCGCCCGAGGTCGCATCTTGCCCATATACCAGGTCATCGGTTCATGGGCTGTCATCGAATCACCCAGAATCCTGGGTTGTGAACCTTGAACTGCTCCCACTCGTAGATGACGCGAGAGTCCAGTTCGTCGCCCGTTGCCATACGGAACCGACCGGGGGCGACCTCTTCCCATTCCTTCACTTTCGCGTTTACGGCCGGTATCGGCCCTTCTGTGATGATGATACCCCTCTCGACATCGAGGAGGTATCCCAGGTCCTCTGATGGCCGGACGCCGAACGCTGCCAAACTCTGATCAGTTGAGGTCACTGATTATCGCCTCCTGAATGCTTTGCGCCGATCCGGGGCGCGCCCCCTCCCGGATCCGGGACGGGATGTAGGGGTCGCTCACGCGACCACCGCCATCGTCATCATCCAGAGCATCACGAGCACGGTTACCACGATGCCGGTGAGGAACCCGACGAGGGACCATAGACTCCTCATACAACCACTCCGCGTGCCCCGTGCTCGAACCGGGCGGACTTGGCGGCATTAATTTCGTGGTGAGTGACAAGCCGGCAATACTCCAACAAGTCGGTCTCATCGCAGGTACTGTCATTTCTGAACCGGGGCAATTCTTCCCACTGCCCTGTGAGGAATACGCGGTCGGAGCGGTGTCCCGCTAGTACAATTCCCGGGGGAGCCTCATCGTCGTCAAAATCCCAATATAAGTGGGCCTCAAACGCTCCATAAAATGGAGATCCTGAATGTCCCCCCGTCGAACCGGTAGCATCATATAGGAAAAATGCCCCCGCGTTTTCACCTGGTAGACCCTCGAACACGCCGACAGGGAGCCCGGTCATTATGGACAGTGCTCTCGCCTTATCCAACGCAGATCCGTACTCATTCGGGTTGCCTTTGATCTCAATCCAGGTTTTGAGTTCCGGGAGCCAGAAATCTGGCAGATACCATCCAGCATCTCCCAGATCAAACCCCTCGTACTCGTAGTAATACTTGATGCCGAGTGCGTCGAAGAACACGGCCCACCGTGCTTCGAGGCGACTCCGGAAGCAGTACCCTTTGTACACAGTCTCAATCGGTTTTATGTCAGTCACGCAACCACCGCCATCGTCATCATCCAGAGCAGCCCCAGGCGCGGGTCGAGTCTTGCCTCAGGAGGGGGGATGAGATCATCACTCATCGTCGCGCCCCTCCTGGAGGATGCGATTCGCCCGATACGTCCATATCATTAGCTCGACATCGCGCTCCGGGAGCACGAGCGTCACAGGCAGGCCGCCGATATCGAGCGTGACGGAGGCA